GCTTCCCTGCAAGCCGCCCAGACCCGCGCCCAGGCCGCTGTGACGCTCAAGGCCAAGATGCCGCGCATCAGGCAGAAGATCCGACTCCTAGGGGTTTTGGCACTCGCGACCAAGCGCAAGAAACAGCTGGTCCGCCGGCACTGGCGCTCCCTCGCTTGCGCCGCCCGCTTTGCCGGAGCCATGGATTCCAACCTTAGCGCCATCCGAGCGGCGGCTGCCCAGAAACTCGCCCACGCAGCCCAGCAGGCTGCCGCTCTGGCCGCGGCTCCGCAGCCGCTGTCTGGCCCCACTTCCAGCCATGTCTTCGATCACAATCTGTGGGCCAAGAGCGCGACTAGGGAGGTCAGCCGCATCACCCGCAAGCACGTCCGCGCGGTGCCGACGCCTCTCACCCAGCCAGTCACCGTCAACGACTTCGCGTCATGGTGCTCCAACCCGACTAGCGACCTCCAACTGGGACCAGACCTCGCCATTCAGGCCGCAGTTTATCTCGAGGATCCCTCTAACAAGGAACTCAGGAAGACCATCTATTCCAGGGAACTGACGCTCCTCGCGTGCTTTCCTTATGGAGCTATCGACCGGGCGTTCCACGGAGTGCTCGTGGCCAACAAAAACGGGATCTTCGGCATTGCGGCTAAGATCAATGTTCCCTCTCCCACGCCCTTTAACATCAACCACGGGAATCTGAACGTCAAGTATGAACTCAACATCATGCTCAAAACGCTCGACGTGAAGTCACCCAAGTATGGGGAAGTGAACAAAGCTGCCAAGGATTACATCAAGGCCAACAACACCATCTCCAGCAAGCTCGAGAACAAACTCCATATCATCAATGGTATTCCGGGCAGTGGCAAGTCTACCTACATCACCAAGCTGTTTGCTAAGGGCGGCTACGACATGATAGTCTGCCCGACAGCCGCTCTCGCCGCCGAGTTCAGGAGTGCTGGCATCCCATGCTACACAACCGTCACGGCCATCCCGAGAGTGGCTGGGAAGAACCTCATGATAGATGAGTGCTTCAAGATGCCCATCATCGAGCTCATGTACATCTTGACTCACTGCAAGTCGGCCCTCCTCGTCGGGGATTCAGAGCAGACCAGCTTCAATCCCAAGGATTACAAGCAAGTTACCAACCTGCGGCCCCTGGCAAGCTTTGTGCCCTCCGATGCAGCCCGCATGAGCGTCAGCCGCTCCGTCCCGATTGACGTCATGCGCTGGATTCACCACCGCTTTCCGGAGAAGAGGGGCTACAAGACCACAAGCGACGTCCTGGACTCCGTCCTCTATTTCAAGAAGAGGGCCCATGAGACTGGTGAAGACCTGCTGAACTTCACCCTCAAACCCGAGGGTAGCGATCAGAAGTCGGCCGTTTTCACCTTCTCCAAGGCCACGTCTGAGCGGCTCAAGATACCCACCATCAATGCCATGCAGGGGTACCGCCACCAGGTTTGTGGTCTGCACCTTTCAACAACCTGCGTGCAGACCTTGATGCTGGTTCCGGCCCAGTTGTACGTCGCGATGACCCGGCACACCAAGAAGCTCAGCATCTTTCTAGACAGCGACACCGGGAAAGTACACGTCGACACGTCGCCTGCCCACATCTGCTTCTGCGCCCCCGGCAGCCCTTCCAGTTCCTGCTACAAGATCCCTGGCAACTCGTGTTACCCCTCTTGCCACGACGGCAGTCCCATTGGCTCCCGCAGCCACAACACACTAACTGGCGCCGTCGGCCAAATAGACGTGGCTTTCCATGAGGGTACCTTTGGCGCGAAGACGATCGACGAAACTCGCCACTTCGACGTCCCCACCGAAGCCCAGATCAACATGCACGCGCACGGCGACATCCCACTGATCGACCTCGTCGAGACGGTGCTAAATCAGAATGCCAGCACCACTGCCGAGCTCGAATCTGAGGATACCGTCGTGCTGGAGACCTTGATCCCGCCTCTTAAAGAAGTCTCCCATTTACACGTCTGCGACATCTTAGGCAAGATTGGGCCCACCACCAGCGGGGCTTTTGAAGAGAAGCGCGAGTATGGTTTCGCCAACCTCGGGGATATCCAGGACAAGATGCTCAAGATCAAGACCAAGAACCGCCCCATTCTAGATCCTAACACCTCAGACAAGATGCGCCGCATGGTCCCGCTCATCAGATGCCGCAGTCGCCGCCAACAGAACACCTGCGACCAGGCCCTGCAATCGGCCATAGCTCGCTACTCCGGCACGCACAACAAGAAGATGCAGGCCCAAGCCGTGGAGGAAGAGACTCTCATGCGCGGTTTGAGCCAGTTCGTCGACCTTTCGGAGATGGTCCGAGTGGTGCCCGAGATGCTCGCCATAGCCCAGGCTGAAGCTTGCGAGAATATAGTCAAGAAGCACAACCCCAAGAGGCAGGAAGAAGGGCTCTACGGCTCCACGGGCTTCGCCACTTTCATGAGCCCGAACTTCCACAAGCCGCAGGACAAGCCCGGTCTCACACCCAATGGCTGGGAGAGGGAGACCGCCCCGGGTTCCGGCAAACTTAAGGCTGGCCAACCCATCTCGGCCGCCCCCAAGACCGTCAACCACATCACGATGGCTTGGGTGCGTTGCCTTGAGCTCTGCATCATCAAGGCGCTCAAACCCGGCGTGGTGCTTCCCAACGGCAATTCCACGAAGGACTTCAAGACTAAGATGGACGCGGCCATCAAGAACCTGAAGCCTGGGCGTTACACCACCCTGTGCACAGACATCACAGAGCAGGACACCACGAAGACCCCGGCTATCCACGGTGTCATCAAGTCCCTGTTCCGCGCCATCGGGACCCCGGAGAAGGTGATCGACGTCCTTTTTTCCTTGTTGAAGAATTGGACTGCCCGAGGTTTCGATTACTCCCTCCACGGGCTCAATGCCTTCCTCAGCGGCATTTCGATGACGTACATTCACAACACCTTGGATAACATGTGCCGGGTCGGGGCCGCCTACACTTTCTCGACCCCCTTCGTCGCCGGGTTCAAAGGCGACGATGGCATAGTCATCAGCGAGCACAGGACGCGAAATCGCGTCGCGCCTGGGCTCAAGATCGAGGAGGGCATCACCGGCACCTTCGTCGGATACCTCGTCGGTGATGTCCTCACTCTGGATCTTCCGCGCCT